GCCAAACATTGTTAAAATTTTAACAATGTTTGGCGATAAAATCAAGGCAAGTATTTGGTATGATTGTTGCTATTGCATAATCTATGCCTAGAATTGTGGCATACTAGTTGCAGTAGTAGCAAGATCTGTTCCGCTTGGCGGCTTGTCCGCCGTACTGAACTATGATCCGGCCCACATGAAATGGATGTCAATTCTTATATTTATTTAGGTGTGATATCGATTACTTACGAATCGCGCCCCGCTTTGTTGAGGGCATCTGCCAGAATGGTGGCTTGGGGAAGGGATAGCTCAGTGGAGATTTGATTACCCATATTATCTATTATGGTTATAACAATATCGTGGCCAACACGGCGAACGGTTATATTACTGCTCTTAAAAACTATAACAACGTCCACCATGTTGGCCTATTCCACCTTAAGACTGGGCGCTTTCCATTGCCTGGATGAACGACAACACCATACGTTTCTGTGTATCAGGGCTGAGGTTTTCCATGCTGCACACTTCCCGCAGACCGTTCATGAATTCCAGGCTTGGAGAGGTCAGCTGCATCGCTGCGTCCTCCTGTTCCTCCTTGAGCCTTTCAGAAACCCAATGCCGAATCGTGATGGCCTTCACCGGCTTACCGGTTTTCTTGGAAACGAATTTATTAGATAGGTGTTCTTCAATCCGGTTGTAGCTGATTTTTTGACGGTGCATTTGATACGCTACTTCTTTCGCCTGCTCTTCAGTCATCATTTCATCGGCCATGGAAGGATCTCCTTTGTTATGGCTGTTAATATTGCAGCAATAATCGTGCCACAAACTATTATATGATTTTGCTGAGTATCGTCTCTAATGGTGTGTCTAACGTCTCTACTAACATATAAGTATTCGGACACCGACAGTCAAGACTTTAGTTATCTTAACTGGGTGTCCGTTGTGTAAATGTGGTCGAGGGGTTATTTAAAGCTGGGTGGGTGGAATTTTTAACTGGGGGCGCCTACGTCTGAATTCGTACATGTTAATACAGCCTCGGTTAACTCGTCTGCATCAAACGGTTTGCACAAGAAATAGTCCTCTGAAAACATAGGCTTGTGATCCCTGAGACTACCATCGGCCATACCAGACATCAGAACACACGGGGTGGTCTTGTACGATTCGTGTATGAAATCTATTAACTTACTGCCTGGTATATCCGGTAAGACCAGATCCGAGATTACCAAATCTGCATGGCACGCCTTTAAGATAACCATAGCTGCTGTGGCATTCTCAGCAGTTAGCACATAGTACCCAACATCTTGCAGAATGGATCTAGCCGATCGAAGTATGTTGATGTCGTCGTCTACGATTAAGATAGTTTCCATTGAGGACTCCTGTTCACCCTGTTTCTCTATTCGGAGGCAGTATATGAGTTGTTTAGAACAGAAGTATTTGTCAAAGGTTATCACTACTTAATTACCCACTATATTCGTGAACACATCCTTGTATTCAACCCGTTGAACATAGTTATCGGATGTAGACCGTAGTACACTTTAGCATTTTCATGAGATCGTGGTAGCATCGCCAAAACACACTTAAATTTAGGCGACCTCCGATGGCCGATCTACTGAAAGAGCTTTTAGACGAGCTTTCTAGGCCGCAGCCTAAACACGAGCGACATAGAAAAAACCATAGTATTTATGTCGACACGCATCAGTTTAATACATTCCGGCGAGTGTGTAATGAACAAGGAAGGTCAGCTTCAGAGGTGATCGACAAGTTGATTGCGGTGTACTTAAAAACCGTTACGCAGAAACAAACGTAAGGTTCTCTGGATCCCACACGGCGTCAGCATCACACTTAGAGCACCACGATTTACGAAGTCCGGTGTTGACGAACACGTGGTTGCAGGGGTTCCCGGATAATGCTCCTGGAACATACCCTATAATCGCAGTGCCGCGGTACTGGTCGATGCTGATTACCTCCCAACAATGGTAGACGATATCCCCAATCTCTGACATACCATCCCAGTTGACGACCATGTGATCAGACGATGCGCTCATTTACTTCCCCCAAAACTTTTGGATGATTTCCCAGATCTCTTCCAAAGTGCGGTTGTCGCGAATTCTAGACCCATCAACAAAGTGGATTGCTACGCCTGCACCTTCGCGCTCAACACGACAAACGGTCTCCCAGTTAATCAGCCTGCCCGCGTCCACCTTCTTCTTCTGCGGCGTGGTTTTGCTCTTGCGCGGGAATGGGACTATTGAAGACATGGTTAGTTTCCTGCTCATATTTCTGCATGAATTCGTCTACCATCTGCGAAAACTCGGGGATCACTTCAGTAAGCTTGTCGTTCTTGCGCGCTTCGTTGAAGGCGAATAAGACATCGAAGAGAAACTGGACATCTGGGTGCGAGTCAGCAATGTTCGCACGTTCTGTAAGCTCTTCGAACCAGTAATAGACTGTCGGCGTACCGGCTTCTGAAACACCTGTAGATTGGCACAGGCGAGCTTTAGAAGGTGGTAGGCCTGTCTCCTGCAGAAAGGCTGCAGCAAGCTTTTCAATCTTCTGTTGAGCCTTTTTTGCGGCTTGCTTCTTTTGAAACCGCAGGTGTCGTTTGATGTTCATTCGTTGGGCTCCAGACCAAGTTCCAGGGCTAGCTCACTCGGATCTACGTAATAAGCACGAATATCGAGACGCTCCCTCACCTTTTCGACGGCGGCGAAGAATTGGCTTCGCATAACCGCCACCTGAGGCTCTTGTACCTCCCAATCGAGGGCCTGCACATCTGCTATAGTGACGTAATTGCGAAGGAAGTGATCAGGATCGATCCAACCGCTGCCGTTGGACCCAGTTGTAACAGGGTTACCCTTACGACGTACCGGTCTGCCGCTTTTAAACGCCTCGTAGATGTTCACAACGAAGCCCTTTCTTTGATCTTGAGACGGTACTCTCGCGGTTCTTTCGACGGCTGCTCACCACGCTTAGCTTTCTTGAAATCCTGGCTATTGATGCCCGCGTTATAAGCCACAAGGGCTAACGACAGGTCGCCATGGTTTTGATCGATCAGGGACTTGAAATAGCAGGCAGACAGCAAGGCATTCGTGTAGTCATCTCGTACGTCCTCCTCAGACACGTCCCCCAAAGAACACGCAGCCCCAAAATCGTTGCGGTATGAGGGGATCAGCTGGCCTAGACCTACGGCGCCGCGTGAAGATCGAGCACGGCCGTCATATCCTGATTCCACGCCGATCAAAGCAATCCAGTACCGTTGGTTCATGCGGTCCTTAAAGACGCGGGTAGCCACATCTACGAGCAAGGCACGTGCTGCCAGGCGACGAGCAGGGCTGATCTTCGGGTTCGATAGAGAAAGGGATCTTTCCGCATGCTGCCTTAGATCTGCGTCTGGATCGATCAACGGGGTAGGCGTAACAGGGACGTATACAGTTTGTGCCTGTGTGTCGGGAATGCACGACTTAGCCAATTCGACAACCAATAACACAAAAATTGCAGAGGTTATGGTTACTAGGATGTTACGCATGTTGTTACCCCCTACAAACAAACTCTTAGCTTTCCTTCAAATAATTCAACGGATTCGATGTATGGACGCAGTGCCTTTAGACCATTTATTAAGTCGTATTCAGAACATACGATGCGGCCTCGTGCGTCCAAGATATAGACTGAATGCTCCGCTCTATATAAGAGACCTTCGTAAATACCGTAGGCCTTTAAGACATTTACAACTGGGTCTATGCGCCAACTCACGCCGTCGTCCCCTTTTTTGAAGAGGTTCTAGATTTACTCGGTGGCAAAATTTCCTCTTCGCTGAAAAGGTGCAGTAGACAGTATTTAGACAAGGAAGTAATCGAAATCGGTAGACGATGCTTAGATAGATAGCGAAGCAGGTCCTCTGCGGAATCGAAAGTTCCACCACCATCCTCATCGTGGCCGACGTACAGATATTGGCAAGGCGTGTCACAGGATTCACCCAATTCCCCTTCAACCCACAGTTCCAACCGGAAGCGAATAGGTTCGCCTTCCTCCTGCGCTTGGTCAGTTAGTTCCGCCCGGTCGTAATCGAATTCTTCAGGGTCGTCACCCCAACAACGCTCTTCATTGCAGTCGTCCCACTCACACCCGGTATAGTCTGGCTTACCGTTAACCATTTCACCTTGCATATATTTCAAACGAAATAGTCTATTCATACCATCGTCTTCCTTTTAACGAGTGTAATGACCCGATCCCTTAGTTGCCTAAGTTCTTGTACAACATAATCCGGTGCATCTTCAGGGTCCCCGAGGTGCTCGATATAGACCTCGCAAATACGGAATACCCAGGCCAGGCAATCGATGTCGTATGAAGAGAATTCGTCGCTCACTTAAATAACCTCGTCAATAAGCCCAAGTTCTAAAGCCTGGTGCGCGGTTAAATAAAGGTCATGTGATAATTTCCTAGACCAGAAATATCGATCGTGGTTAGTAGTGCCTTCTAGGATTTCATACTGTTTAAGACGATCCGAGCGCATATATTCGGCCGCTTTTTCAACATCTCTTATGACGCCTTTAAGTTCATCTGAGCCGTCGTGCAGGACGAATACAGCGTTGCGGTAGGCCTTACGGTAGTCAAAGGCTTGAAGGACAAGGGCAGCCATCGACGATGCTTCGCCGGTTACGACGCCGGTCATTCTGCACGACGACGCATCAATAATGTCGAACATTGCATAGCCGTCGACCACAGAACCGCCCGGGGAATTGATGATAACCGTGATGGGCTCTCTGGACATACCCTCAAGAATATGGATGTTCTTGATAAGGCGCTCCGCCATAGCGTTGTCAACTTCCGCCTCACCTGATTCGCCGCGGGAAAGGTAGATCTTGCGGTCAGGGATCCACAGACCATGTTCATGGTAGAGGGCGATATGGTCAGATAGTTGATCGCTCACGGCTTGACCTCAGTTAGACAACATCTTAAGGGTTACAATAGTCGTCAGTTCTCTCAGCTTTGCTAAATAGCCAGTACACAGGTCATCAGCATCCGGCCTTTGAAAAAATTGTTCCCAATTGTGGTACACAGACAATATCCCAGAAGACTCTTTGACTGTTACATGTCTACCACCAGCTGATATAATTTCAGGCAACATCTTTAAAACAATCTCCTAACACTTACTTGAATATGTTCGGACGATTTTTTAAAAACTTTAATTAAAATTATATATAAAGGATGTGGGGGGTTAGGCGCAGGGCGAAAACCCCACCCAACACGTTAAAGGGTAGGACAATGTTAGGGGGCTTGCGAGGGTCGAATTAAGCCCGGCGCTTTAAACTGATAACCACTGTTCTCGGCTTATCCCAGCCTGTCGAAGGATTTTAGCCAGTAGATCAACCGAAATCACGCTGCCGTGGTTGTTCGGGATCGTCAGGGTCAGGTTGCCTTTGGTCATAAAGGGATGCCGACCGCCATAATCAGGGCCGTCGAACCCAAGCTTTTTTAGTTTGGTGATTAAATCCCGCTGACTAACGGGCCCTAGTCTAGGCAAGTGCTACTACCGCGGTCTTTAGATCGATCGCGGGAATATCGAGGGACCGGCGACGTCGAACGTCAATCCAGCCCATGATGGCGTGCTTAAGATCATCTAGGCAGTCGTCTACGGTAGTACCAGTAGCAAGAACGCCGGGGAGGTGGGGTACTTCAGCACACCAAGTACCGTCCACAAGACGCTCCAGAGAGGCCTGCCCAATAGCAAGGTCAACATAGTTGTGAATATTGACTTTTTCGCTCATACAGGATGCCTCCCGCACGTTATCTTATCACTCTTCGGCATTTTGGGGAATTACTTTAGGGGTGGGGGATCATTATATACGTTTATATACAGCTACCTTTACATATACTTTGCAGCTGACCTAGCAACTACAATGTAAATATAAAGGAAGGCATACAGTATTTATTTTTGCTTAAACAACTTGCAGGTGAATATGATCCTACCTTATTTCAAAACCTTGTCAAGCACAAAATTAAAACGGTAATAAAATTTTCAATCTACGGGATAACTTACTCGATACGTTACGCAATACGTTGTCGAGTGGGGATGTTGTGGCTTGTCTAAAGATTGGGTACAATTATGGGAAATACCATCCAAGGAGTTGAAATGATATGGGGAAAGTTGTGGCAGTGGTTAACGAGAAGGGCGGTGCAGGAAAAACCACAGCGGTTGTCGAGTGTGCTTATCAGGCCGCAACGAAAGGAAAGACGGTTCTAGTTGTCGACCTGGATCCTCAGCGGAATGCTACGTTCATGCTTACCGGGAAAGAGCAGTTCGATAAGACGGTCTTTGATCTGTTCTTAGATCGTGAAGGGAAGGAAGTAGTGGCGGATATAGTTCAGCCGGCCTTAGACGGGTGGCCGAATACGTATGTAATTCCAGGATCTGGTAAGATGGCTAATGTTGATAGCCACTTAGGTCATAGGCCTGGCAAGGAACGTATTTTACGGAAGATGCTACAACCGATAAAAGCCAATATTGACTTAGTGTTAATCGATCTTGGACCGGCAGCGGACTTTCTAACGTTGAACGCCTTGGTAGCAGCTGACCTGTATCATGTCCCCACCGATTTGTCGGAATACACTCTAACGGGTCTAATCACGACGCAGGAGCTCGCAAATGAGGTGAGGGTATCCGGAGCCAACCCTGATCTGAAGTTCGCTGGAATACACCTTTCCGGCTTCCACAAGGGCGGTTCGTATGGAGTGCGCGGTTTAGAGAAGAAGCTTAACGACCTTGTGGGTACTGATCGGATCGATATACGGGTACCACATTCGTCCAAGGTGATCGAAAGCCAAGGTCAGCATAAGCCGGTGGGACTTATTGATCCCGAAGGCAAGGTTTCTCAGGCGTATAAACTTCTAATCGAGAGGTTTTTGTAATGGCACTCGATCCGGAAATGAAAAAGCAACTGTTCGGCGCATCCATCGTTCCAGAAGCCAGTAAGTCACAAGAAGTGCAACATACTGGAGATATTTTCTTCAAGGAAGACGAGGATAAAAAGGTTAAAATCTCTTTATATGTTAAGCCGTCTTTAGATAAGCGGTTAAAACAACTATCAAAAAGATATAACAGGTCTTTAAATTCATTTTTAGAGCTTCTTATTGACCAGGCAAGTAAGGATTTAGAATAGAATATTGACATCTTGGTATAAAAATTGCATTATTGATAGGCCAGACGTTAAAATCTGGCTTATTAGTAATTATATCAGGATGTCACATAATGATTGCGAAGATTTGGCATGCGCTCCGGTACAGGTATTCAAAAGCCTACCGTAGAGCCTGGGATGACGCCCAAAGCGCGCTCGCACGTGAACAAGAAATTGCACGCTATATTGCGGATCTTGAAAAACCGCGGCGAGGGTCAACGTATTCGGAAGCTCCTGCTGTGGTTGAGCCTGTCCGTTACCAGATTGCTGAAGCTACAGGGTTACCCGAGCAAAAAATTTTGGTTTGGTACGTCATCGAACAGCAAGAATTTGTTGTAACGTTCCCCTCAAACTCGTGGCGTAAAAAGTTACCGGAATGTGTTTGTGGGGCACGGTATAAGTTAGACCGAATTGATAGCCACCCGTATCTGGATAGTTTGACCGCTAGGTATGTGAGGTGCGCAGCATGACCGTCGAAGAGATTAACGCAAAGTATTCTCAAGCGTGTGCGGAATGCGGCGACCTGCTCCTAAAGCTCCTGGATAAGCAGGACCAGCGCAATGTACTAGACCAAGAGATTGGCGCTCTTCATCAGAAGATTGAAGCCTATCGTAAAGTACGTGACGACCTGCAAAAGGCGTTGAATAGCGCTTCCCCTGAAGCCGCCAAGGTGGACTAAACGTGTTTGATGTTCGCCCCGGTAAAGCAGAAGACGTACCGTTCATCCTTCATAGTTGGTTGAAGCGTTACAGAGACGCCGTCCATCCTAGGCTGATTTCGGATCGGGCTTACTATGAAGTGCAACATGCCGTTATCCGCAAAATCCTCGAAGCACCAGGCTTGAAAATTTCGGTTGCTTGCGACAAGGAAGACGAAAACCATATCTACGGATATTGTGTCGGTGAGCAGCTGGCCGATGGTTGGACGATTGTGCATTGGACCTATGTTAAAGGCCCGTTTCGCCGCTTCGGTATTGGTAAAAAGCTTGTTTCTGACATCGTTGGCGACGTTGAAAAAGTCCATTACAGCCACCGCACTAAGCTCGTCGATTTTCTCAACAAGGATAAACAAGCTGTCTTTAATCCATATTACGTCTGGAGCCTTCTGTGATTAGTCTCGTGAAATTTTACGACAATACGCAAATTAGTTGGTCCGCGCACGTCCATTCGTATCTAGAGCAAGGTCAGATTGTCGACGGTTACAGAGTTCGCATTGAGTTTGATGAGGAAGACGACCGGTTCCTCTTGCTGGTAGGTACGCAACCCGATAAGAATCATCCTAAGCCGCACTTCTATCAACGCATCCCTCTCACGTCTGTAAACACCATCCTCTACGAAAAGCATCCGCATGGCGGGGCTGTACAGCCAACAGCAAAAAAGTAATTCTGCCGCTTTACAAGACCTCCTCGATAAGATCCTCTCGCATCTTTCTCCGATCCAACGCGAATTCGTTCTCGACGAAGCCAGGTCTAAGTTAGCCAGATGTCCTCGACGTGCCGGTAAATCATATGCCGATGCGGGCCTGATGCTTTACACGGCGGAAAAGTTCGCAAAGTCGCCGATCGGTTATTTCGGTCTTACGCGGGACTCTGCCAAAGAAGCTATTTGGGACACGCTGAAGGAATATATCAAAGCATGCTCTATAGAGTGCGACGTAAATGAAAGTCAGCTGCGGATAGACTTCCCTAACGGCTCCGTGATTCGGCTTTTCGGTGCCGACATGGAAAACATGAAGAACCGTTTCCGCGGTCGGCGATTCAAGCTGGTCATCGTCGACGAATGTGCTTTTTACGCTGCTTTGGACGATTTAATCACGTCTGTACTGTCAGCTACGTTGATGGACCTTCAGGGAACGCTTGTAATCACGTCATCGCCGGGACTTACGAAGAGATCTCTTTTTTATAGGGCAGACCAGGGCAAACTCAAGCACCTTTGGTCGCAGCATTCATGGACCTTGCTAGATAATCCGCACTTCCAACAGCCGTCGTCGAATCCCATTTACGCGACCCTCGGTGAAGAGGAATTAGACCGGATCTGTCAAACCCGGTTCGGTGGCGACAGAGACCATCCAGAATTTCGACGGGAGTACCTAGGTGAGTGGGTTTTCGATGAACACGCGTTGGTTTATCCGCTAGCACCTGAGAATGTCTTGTCGTCTCTTCGAGGCTTTAAGAACGTTGAATTCGCCCTTGGGTTGAACCTGTCGTCGCCGTCCCAGGCCGGATATGTGTCCCTTGCCTTTTCTGAATATGGTCGTAATTCGCAGGTTGTAGACGCGGAAAAGGTTAAACTCAAGAATTTCAATGACTTGAGTAGGCTCCTCTCCAAGCTGACTAAGCTGTACAAGACCGACCGTATTTATTGTTTCCTTGGAGATAACAAGCCAGAAATTTTAGATTCCTTTAAACAGCGCCATCCCTTCCCGATCCAGGCTACTGAGTTCGATAAGATCCCGTTTTATCAAATGATTATCGCAACAGATATGGATTCTGGTTATGTGGACGTTCTCGATAAGTGCGAGGATCTACTAGAAGAATTCGGGTCTACGGTTAAAGACGATAACGGTAAAGAAATTCCAACCGATCAAGGCACCCCTTTGTCGGATGCTTTTTTCGCTGTCTATTTAAATATTTATAATGCTTATTTAAAATCAGCCGAACCAGAAGAAACCATTGATCAAAAAATGGAACGTCAGCTGGTTGAAGCGGCTTTGGCTGAAATTGAAGAACGTAAGGACCTTTATGGTTATTAATTCTTTTGAAGATCTACAAAAAGTTGTAGACTATCTTAGGCCGTTCCACGTTAAAAAGATCGTGGTATCCGGCATTGAAATTGAGTTCGATACGGCTGCCGCCCTGGTAGCATCCCAACATTCGCCAGTAACAATCGACGACAACCAAGACAAGATCGACAGGGCTAAGAACAGCCTTGAAGACCTTTTAGCCGACGCAAAAGCAGACGAGCTTTGGTCGGTCTGAGGATTGTTAAATGGCCGAACATAAGATCCGTTGGTGGCAGAATACGGGTGAAGATCTTCATAAAAACGTCTTCACAACTGTTAGAACTCTACATAACAATCAACGTGACAGACTAGATAAAAACCTTCGGTGCTTGCGTATGTACGGGAATATGGACCTGCTAGGAATCGCAGGTTCTTATACGCAAACCATTCAGCCGTCGTTGCCTGAAAACCGGATGAAACTCAACATTGTTTCGTCCATGGTGGACTCTTCAGGCGCTAAAATTTCTAAGATGAAACCGAAAGTTACCTTTCTTACATCAGGGGGGGACTTTACTAGCCAGAAGCAGGCCCGTCAGCTTACCAAGTTTATGTTGGGTGCTTTTTATCAAAACAAAGTTCACGCCCTTCATCAGATTGGCTTTCGTGACGCACAAATTTTTGATGTCGGCGCTATTAAGCATTATATCTTAGACGGGAAAATCTGTTCAGAGCGGGTTTTGTCGATGGAGCTATATGTAGACCCATTTGATGCTCTATACGGTAAGCCGCGGTCTTTGTACCAGGTTAAGTATGTATCGCGTAGTCCGCTAGCGGAACTGTTTCCGAAATCTAAAACAGCGATCATGCAGGCCAAGGACCAAATCGAGGTTTCGGTCCATACGCAGGATGAAATTGACGATTTCGTTGTTGTAATTGAGGCATGGCATCTTCCGTCCGGCCCTAAAGCTAAGGACGGTAAACATACCATCGTCGTCGGCGGCGCAACCCTTGTCGAAGAAGAATATACAAAGGACTACTTCCCATTCACGTTCTTCCGGTGGTCTAAGCCGGTTATCGGGTTCTGGGGACAATCTCTTGCAGATCGCCTAACGTCGTTGCAGCTTGAAATCAATAAAATGCTCAGGACGATTCAGAGGTCATTCCACCTTGGGTCTGCCTTCAAAGTGTTTTTGGAATACGGCTCTAAGGTCTCAAAAGAACACGTAAATAATGATATCGGCTCCATTATCTACTACATGGGTAAAGCGCCCATCTATTACACTCCGCAAACAGTCCATGAAGAATACTTCCAGCACCTGCGCTTCCTAATTCAGTCCGCCTATGAAGAAGCCGGTATCAGCCAACTTTCAGCATCGTCTAAAAAGCCTGCCGGTTTGGAATCGGGTAGGGCGCTGCGAGAGTACGACGATATCGAGTCTGAGCGGTTCGCTTTGGTCTCTCAAGATTACGAAGCCACCTATCTAGAGACAGCGCGCATCTACGTTGACCTGGCAAACGATATCAGTGAAGCCGGCGGCGATTTCGAAGTTGTGGCGCAATCTAAATCGTTCGTGGAATCTATCCAGTGGTCTAAGGTCGCACCTGCCGATAAGAACGCTTACATCATGCAAATGTTTCCGACGTCGATGCTGCCTCATGAGCCGGCCGGTCGTTTGCAATTTGTTCAAGAGCTTATTACCAGCGGCATGATCCCAGCCTCGTTCGGTGCCGAACTTCTAGATTTTCCGGACCTCGAAGGCTACCTGTCGATCAAGAACGCCGCTGTGGAAGATATGCTCGCCACGCTGGAAGAACTTGTTGACGGCGAATATTCGCCTCCTGAGCCTTACCAGAATCTGGTTGAAGCGTTGCCATTCATGCAGTCCGCCTACCTACGCGCAAAACGTCAAAAGGTGTCGGAAGCATCGCTGGATAACATCCGCCGGTGGATTTCAACGGCTGACGCTATGCTGTCCAAGTCCCAAGCCTCGCAACCTCAACCCCCTCAACCCCTTATGCCTCCTCAAGGTGCGGCGCCTTCTCCCCAACCTAACGCCGCTTAATTAGTAACTTCATTAGGAAAATTAAATGTCAGATCAAGAGTCGATCCACGGCTGTGGCGTTCTTTATGAGCGTATGCCGTCCAAGGAAGAAATTGCGCAACGTTTTGCCGGTGTGCCTATCAGGAGTTCGAACCCGTTTGTACTCGGGTGGGCTGAACTAAGACTGTTGGTTAAGCGGTTTAAGTGGTGTGTGAGCCATCGTGAATTTGACATTAGGTACGTAGTTCGGGGGTTTTATAAATGACCACCGAGAATGTCATGCCTTCTATCGAAGAGGTAGCCCAGAAATTTGCTGGGAAATCGATGATGTCGTCTCAACTTACTAAGCCTGCACCAACCGCCCCGGTCCAAGAAACCCCGCCGCCTACGCCAGAACCTGCGACGCCTGAAGTACCGTCCGAGAATGCAGAGCCTACGGGTGAAACTGCGGAAGCCGTCAAAGAGCAGATGAAGGAAGAGGCTGCTGCTGAGTCCGCCCCCGAAGAGAAAAAAGATCCTGTATCCGCCAAGTTCGCCGCTTTGTCAAAGCGTGAGAAACAGCTCAGGGACCGTGAACATAAAGCTCAGGCAGATCTCAAAGCAGCTGAAGACCGTATTAAGCAGATGGAACAGCGTCTGCAAAAGCAGTTGGAAGAGGCAGAGGCTAAAACCAAGGCTATCACTGAAGGTAAGCGCCCCCTCGATATCCTTAAAGCAGCCGGTTTTAAGTACGAAGATGCCACGGCGGACATGCTTGGCGGCTATCAGCCTAAAGAACCTGATCCTGTTGACCAAAAGCTTCAGCCGATTCAACAGAAGCTTTCTAAGCTAGACGAGGTTGAACAGCGTTTAGCTAAGTGGGAACAGGAACTTACCCAACGTGACCAACAATCCAACCTAAATACTGTTAACACGTCTATTAAACATCTTATAACATCGTCCAATGATCGTTATGAATATCTTAATAAAATGGGTGACAACGCTGTTGACTTAGTACGTGATACTATGGTTGAATGGTACACGACGCATGGTGAAATGTTGTCTTACGAGGCAGCATGTGACCGTGTGGAAGAATATTACGAAGAAGAACTTGTATCTAAGCTACTAGACACGAAAAAAGTCAAAGAACGGTTCAAAGCCCCCGCCTCTATCCCCCCTAAGACCGCTTCTTCATCTTCGCAACAAGCACCGAAAAACCCTACGTCTTCTTCTGCAGCAGTGCCGACTACGTTGACCGCTGACATGGCATCAGCCGGTGAAGCAACAATCGACATCGACAAACTGCCTAAAAAAGACGCGCTAAAGATTTTAGCAAAACAACTTAAATTTCTTTAAATCAGGGTTTTAAAAATATATGGTGCTTGATACTTCGACGGCAGCCGCCGTACTTAAAACGTACTATTCCAACCAACGCGTTACTTCGCTGACCTATAAAGATGCGCCGCTTTACGCGATGCTCGACAAGGTTAAGGATTTCTTCGGTTCTAGCTATCCGCTGCCGATGCGCGTTACCAACCCCCAAGGTCGTTCGGCCACGTTCACGAATGCTCAGAACCAAAAGAAAGAGTCGAACTACAAGACGTTTTCTCTGACGCGCGTTCGGGACTATTCGCTGGCCTCGATCTCTACGGAAGCTATCCTTGCGTCTGAAAACGACGCTGGCGCTTTCCTCCGTCTGGCAACCGCCGAAATCGACGGTGCGCTTGATTCTATGCGTCGTTCGATCAGCTGGTCACTCTACGGCGACGGCTCGGGTGCTCTTGGCCAGGTTGCCTCCAGCGACAACACCGCCAACAGTATTACCCTCACGAACGTTGAAGACATCAGCAAGATCGAAGTTGGCCAAACCCTCGTGGTCTGGTCGGCTGCTTCGGGCGGTTCGCAACGTAATTATGATGGTACCAACACTACGTTGACCGTTAAGTCGGTTGACCGTGATGCTGGTTCGTTCGCGACGAATGAGGACATTACCTCTTCGAAGACGATCGCGGCTAACGACTACATCTTCGTTTCTGGTGACCGCGGCGCTAAACTCTCGGGGTTGGCCGCCTGGATCCCGTCTACTGCACCGACGTCTGGTGACAGCTTCTTCAGTGTTGACCGTTCGGTTGATGCTACCCGTCTTGCTGGCGTGCGTATCACGTCTACCGGTAAGCCTGCAGATGAAGCCCTCGTTGATGCTGCCCGTCGCATGGGTCGTGAAGGTGCCAACCCGGATACCGTCATGACGAACTTCGGTCGTTATGCATCGCTTGAGAAGACCCTCGGTGCCAAGGTTCGGTACAAGGACGTGGAAGTCGCTGGCATTGCTTTCCGCGGTATCGAAGTGTCTGGTCCGAAACGTGCGATCACGGTTCTTCCGGATGCGGACTGCCCGGCTAACCTTCAGTACATGCTGACGATGGACACTCTAGCGCTCTACAGCCTCAAAGAGCCGATCATGCTCCTTGATCAAGACGGCAATAAGATGCTGCGTGAAAGCACGGCGGATGCACATGAAGTTCGTGTCGGTGGCTACTTCAACTTCGGTTGCGTTAGCCCCCGTGACAACGGTGTTTTGATCTATTAATTCACATACTTAAAATAAGCGGGCTAAGGACGGCCTCTTATTTTATAAAAAAGGTTTTAAAATGGCAGATCGTGGCTTTCTTCCCCACGGCGGTACGCTAGAAGTAGAAGTAAAAGAACTCTTCTGCTCTATCACTGTCGGCTCGTCCGGTGCGGTCACAGCATCGTCGGGTAAGGGTATCGATTCAGTGACTAAGGAGTCTACTGCAGGGCAATACACTATTGCTTTGTCGGATTCCTATAACGCTCTTCTCGACGCCGGCGTCATGGTTTTGGATGATACGGACTCTGATCCTACGACTGTGGCAGTTGTTGGCCGTATTAAGTCCGAAGCTGTTAGCAATGCTACCCCTACGGTTGTGGTCCAAGGTTATAACCACACGGACGGCTCGGCTGCTGATTTCGCTTCGGGTGCAAAGGTCCTTGTTCGCCTCGTTCTCCGCAACTCGTCTGTTAGCTGAGGTGTACCATGGCCGATAAGAAAAACCCCATTGCTGCCATGATCGTTGCTAAGGCCAAACCAGCGCCTAAAGATGACATGTACAACGATGGTGACGAGGGCGATGAAGGCGACAAAGAAGGTCAGATGGCAGCTGCTGAAGATATTTTTCAGGCAATAGATAAACGTGATCCTGAAGCTCTGCGGCAAGCTTTGTCGGCGTTCATTCAGATGTGTTAATGGGCGCGCGGCCTTCTCTTAGGCCGCCGCCTTCCTTCTTTCTTTGGGTGTGTTGTGGCTCGTTTGGTCACCATTGCAGATATTGTTCAACGTGCACGCCTACATGCAGACCAACGGCAGTCCCAGTTCATCAACGACACAGAAGCCCTGCAACTCTTTAATGAGGTGTATGGAGAAATGTATGACGAGCTGGTGGACATTGACGAAAACTATTACGCGTCCGAAGCTCCGATAGTTATTTCTAATCAGGCTGCGGATTACGATCTTCCGGACGATTTCTACAAGATCATCGGCGTTGACCTGGAAACGTCTACAGCAGGTGAGCGGATTACGCTGTTCCCGTACAACGAAGGCGAACGCAATATTGCCTTTACGCAAGCCCGGAACTTACCGTCTGCTACCGTTTACCTGAAATATGTACCAGCCCCCGCTATTTTCACAAGCTTGTCGCAAACCGTGGATGGTGTTGCAGGCTGGGATCGCCTTCTGAGTCTTGCCCTAGCGATCGACATGGCGGATGCAGAAGAGACCAACACAGACCGCCTAGAACGCAAATACCAGAAAACTTTGCAGCGTATTCGCGGTTCCTTGGATCGTGACATAGGGATGCCTGGAACAGTAACAGACGTTTCTCGCCCGTCAGTTAATTACCTCTATTCCAGCCTGAAATATCGCCTCTACGGTGGGCAAATACATTTCATCTCTACGGAAATGTTGTCCAACGCTATCTTCGGCGGCCCGTTCGTTTAACGGAGAACGACAATTAAGTTTTTTCGTAAGATTCAGACTGCTAATAAAGATGTAATGTCGTTACAAAATGCGGTCGAACAAGTTTTAAATCCTCTCAGCCGTCTAGCTCTTTTGAACGGTACGATTCTTAAAGACCGACAAGTGAAATCGGCAGAATCCACTAAAATTGAGCACCAACTTAACCGGCAACCGTTGGGTTGGTTTCCTATTGATCATACATCTTCTGCTGTAGTTTATCGCACTGACTGGTCTAATAAAACCATCAGCCTTCAAGCATCTGCGGATTGTACCGTAGATATATGGATCTTTTAAATGTCGACCACGCCAAATATGGGCTTGGACCTACCTGATGTACAGGTAACGCCCGGACCAACATATGCTCAAAAGATTGATAGTGCGTTCCAGGATATCGATCTACATGACCACTCTGCTAACCGCGGTGTTAAGGTCCCCGTTGCCGGTTTAAATATCAATGCAGATCTACCCCTCGGATCAAACAATCTAAATGCTGTTCGTGGTGTACGTCTAGATTCTCAGTCGGCTACTCCCTCAGGCGCCTTTGATATTAGGATAGTCTATTCTAAGAATGGTGAGCTTGCTTATCGGGACGCAGCAGGTAACGAGGTCATAATTACCTCTTCGGGTTCTGTCGCAGGTGCGTCAGGAACTATTACGGGTCTTTCTTCTCCTGCTGCTTCTACATACACAGATGCATCAAAACTTTTTACGTTGACCTATGATTCTGGAAAGTTTGCTCGTCAGGCTAATGGAGATATTCTTCTTTACCCTTACAATGGCTCCACAGCGTATACAAAAGCTATCACTATCAAGGCCCCTGTCGGTCTAGAAGACGGGTCATCATATTCATTGACTCTACCGTCTGAAGTACCGGCTTCTGATGCGCTGTTGATTTTCAGTACGACGGGGGTCGTAAAGGATACTACGTCGACCACGGCTGTAACTATGAACGGTGCTGTATCTATTACAGGTGATCTTACAGCTACCGGGAACAATCAAGGTCGAGGATTTACCCCTGTTGGGGGAATCGTTGCAACTTTTCCTAATATTACCGGTACATACACTACAACGGCTACAACCACTGCAGATACCTACGGTTGGGTGAAATGTAACGGCCAGACTATTTCAGATGCCGCCTCTCCTATGAATGGCCAGACAATTCCTAACATCAACAACTCCGTTTTCTTGATGGGGAATACGACGGCTGGATCGACAGGCGGCGCGAATACAAAGAATCTAACTCACACCCATACGGTGGATAGCCACTCGCACAACATTGCTCACGTCCACCAGTTCGGAAAGGGCGTAACTGGTACGAATGCGGCCTTCTATTCGTTGGATAACCCGGACGCGTCTATCACAGCGATCACTACGTCTCACAACCTCATGGTTGACCATACGGGTACCGGTTCTATTGGCACTGGCGCAGGCTGGATGGACGGTGGAGAGTTCGGTACGGGCTTTAACTGGTATACGGCCGGTGTTATTAGCTCTGCGTCGGGTTCAGGATCCTCGGCTACATCGGGTACTGCTTCTCCAGGTACAGATTCCAGTACTTTGTCATCTACGTTCGATATCCGTCCAGCCTATATTACTGCTGTCTATCTAATGCGGATTAAATAATGCGCTACAAGATTAAGTTTCGCCGTTGGTTTGTGTGGAAAACGGTTGAAGTTACAGGGCATCGTTACGAACCGTCGATGGATAAGTTTGTTCTGTATTTTGAGGACGGTTCTGTGGAAGAGATTCCGCAATGGTCTAAATGCGCAGTTAAACTAGGTAAAGATTGGGTGGATGCGGTTAAATCTAAAATGGAACAGGAATCAGGAACATCGGTGCCTGTAAATGTCGTTAAATAAAACAGTCATACCCGTTTTGTTTTCCGGCGGTGCGGATACACGTACGGCTGAGAAGCTTGTTCAGAACGGTTTTTTTCCTGACCTGCAAAACGTTGTCAGACGTAAAACAGGACAGCTAGCCAAGCGGTATGGCTTTTCTGCCTATGGTAAGGATATCTTTGGGTCGTCGTCCATCACGTCTGGCCAACGTCTAGCCACCTTCAGAAACGATCTTCTTCTTGTCAGTGACTCAAACATCTATTCTTACTCGACCGCACGTAACGCATGGTCTCAACGTGGACAGGTAATCACGGCGACTGTAGCGTCTACACCGGTGATTCGCACCAGTGAAAAGCAAGCCATGCCGGATATGGTTTCCTACAAGGGTATTACCGTATCTGTGTGGGAAGACTCTCGCGGAGGGGTTCGCTGCACTGTGACGGACGACTCCACTGATGCCCCGATTATGGCGGATCAGGTCGTCTCATCTAGCGGGTCACGACCTAAGGTAATTGGCGTCTCAGATACATTTATCATCGGATATTACGAAGCCGGCGACCTGAAGTGCAAGCGGATCTCTATTACCGACCCTACAACCTTAACGTCTGCAACGATCCTCGAAACGTCAATGGAAGACGAGCCATGGGACCTTGCTGTCTATGATAGGGTAGGGGTTTACGTTGTAAATGTGTCGACAGCTATGCAGGTCGGTTATGTTACCGCTGCTGGTATCGCCGGCTCCCCCGGTGTAAACGGATACCCCTCGTCTGTTACCACTTCGTATCAGGGTTCTGACTGTGTAACTATCGTACCTGATGTAGATAATCAGCTCATTTATCTGGTTTACCATGACACGGCCGGTGTGCATGCAGACGAACTTGTCTGTGACGCTTATACATCGGACCTTAACAGTGTAACTACAGGTACGGTGGAGGCTGTAACAGACATAACGAATGTCACAGCGGTCCTACAAAGCGATAGTACTCTAACAGTATTTTATGAGAAAACAGCCGCAGCTGCGAAAGACTACCACGTTAGAAAAAACACGGTAACTTATTCAGTTGGCACGTTTACTATGGGTACGCCCGCTGTTTTTGCCAGATCCGTTGGCTTAGCTGGTAAAGCTTTTATTGCCGATGAGAATACTTACGTTACCGTCGTTCATGAATCTACACTACAGTCCACTTATTTTACGATCAAGCAAGATGGGTTCATCGTCACAAAGATGCAGCCGTCATTTGCTTCAGGTCTAACACGCAATACCGGTGGATCTTTAAAAAGCGGCTTACCGAGGGTTTCAGAAGACCAGGACGGTGATTTTGTTTTTCCTGTTTGTGTAAAAAATAAGCTTCTTACAGAAACGTCTGCTATTCAATCATCGTTTGTAGGTATCAACAAGCAAACCCTTACATTCGGCTCGTCGACATACAATACAGATACCCTGGGCGAGAACCTACATATTGCCGGTGGCGTCGTACAGATCTATGATGGCGTGTCCCCCGTAGAGCATGGATTCCACCTTTATCCAGAAGATATTTCTGCGTCGTCCACACTTACAGCAGGCTCTGTAACCGGCGGTGATTATCTAATCGTAGCTTTGTATGAGTGGGTCGACGGTCAAGGCCAAATTCATCGTTCTGCGGGGTCTGTGGAATATCTGTTAACGTCGGCTACCGCTTCCAAGACTATTGATGTGGTTGTTCCGACCCTTCGTTTGACGTCTAAAACAGGTACGCGCGCCAATGCTAGGGTAGTTGTCTATCGGTCTTTGGCTGGGCAGACTACTGTCCTGTATCGCGATAATGACATTGCCAACGATCCCACGACGGATTCCGTTACGGTTACGTTGACACAATCCGACGGCGATCTGCAAACGCAAGAGATCCTGTATACGGTCGGTGGCGAGTTAGACAACACGCCTGCTTTGGCATGTACGGCCTTACACAAACACAAAGGTCGCCTCTTCCAGTTCGGCCTAGAAGATCAGTATGCTGTTTCTTATTCTAAGCAGCACATATTTGGTGAGGGTGTAGGCTTCTCGGACGGCTTTACGCGGCGTGTGGATCCACGAGGCGGGCCGGTGCGATGTGGCTCTTCCCTAGACGATAAGCTGGTCATCTTCAAAGATACGGCTATCGCTTACCAGGTTGGCGACGGTCCTCTAGCGACGGGCGCTCAAGACGACTACGGCGATCCGCAATTCATTTCAACAGATGTCGGCTGTAATAACCCTAGGTCTATTATAATTGTTCCTCAAGGCGTTATGTTTCAGTCTCAAAAAGGTATTATATATCTTTTGGACAGGTCATTAAATACTGTTCCTATCGGTATGCCGATGGATGCGTACAAAGACTTAACAATTACGTCTGCTGTGTTGAATGAGACCGACGATGAGGTGCGGTTCACCACGTCTACCGGTGTATGTCTGGTTTATAACTATACATATAATCAGTGGTCTACTTTCTCGAATTACACCGCAGCGGATGCGACAACTTTCCTCAATAAATACGTACACTTAAAGTCTGATGGCACTGTGAACCAGGAGGTCGTTGGGCAATACCACGATAATGGTCAAACATATTCGCGCCGTATCGAGTTCAACTGGTTCAATTTAGGCCGTTACCAAGGATTTCAGCGCATTTATAAGTGGTCGCTTTTAGGTGACTTTTTGACGCACTGTATAGCAAGAATATCGGTTGCTTACGATTATGAGCCAGTATATAGTCAAGTAGCGTACTTCAATACGCAGACCGGCCTAGGAACTTCTACATTCGGTTCAGACGAAACGTTCGGGTCAGGTGAAGTCTTCGGTTCAACGGATTCAAACGTCTTCCAAGTCCGTTCTAAACCCCGCCGTCAGAAATGCCAATCTATTAAACTCCTGGTAGAAGATTTGGACACCATAACGACATCAGGTGGTGGGTGTTTTGACCTCGTATCATTAGAATTTGAGGTCGGACAGAAGACGGGCTTGTATCGCGGTTCTTATAAAAAATCGACGGGTGGTTAATAATGGCATGGGATGGTTCAATCGGCCAGGTGTCTAAAGGTCTAGCCGACCTAGACCCCACAACGGCCTTTAAGAATAAGACGCACATTTCAGCCCCGGATCAGGCACCCCAGGTTCAAGCGCCTACAATGGATCCGCGGCAGACGCTCCCACAGGCACCAGTACCTGTACAGGGTCCTCAGGGAACGACGATTGCGCATACCCAAGGACCACAAGCTGCTACGGTAAATTTCAATACCGCTCAGCAATATTCCCCCCAGGCTGTACAGGCTCAAAATCAGCTGATGTCCCAGCTGGCCCAACAAGCGCAAGGGCAGGGGCCTTCAGTTGCTCAAGCACAATTGCAACAAGGCCAACAAGCGAACCTTGCTGCTACGATGGCTCAGTTAGCCTCTCAGCGTGGTCAGCCGTCTGCTCTTGCACAACGCACTGCCGCTAACAACCTTACGCAGATCAACGCTCAAACGAACCAACAAGCGGCGATGGCCCGCCTTCAAGAGCAGCTACAGGCGCAAGGTCTTTTGGGTCAGGTTTCCGGTCAAGCGCAATCGTTAGGTCTGCAGCAGCGCGGGCAGGACATCGGCCTTGCGACGACGAATGCCGCTAACCAGCAAGCTTCAAACCTCGCCGGCTATCAAGGCGACTTGCAAACTAACCTTGCACAGGCCGGGATCAACGCCAACAACGCTTCCCAGTTGTTTGCGGCCCAACAGCAAGGACAACAGTTCAATGCTCAGCAGCAAGCGGTCTACAACAATTTGATCGCTCAATATGCTCAAATGGGCATGACGGCACAGCAAGCAAATCAGGCAGCTGCTAATACGGTTGCCCAAATGGGTATGAACTCTCAAGTATATAACTCCAACATCGCTGCAGCAAACCAGGCTCAGAATGTGGCTATTATTGGCGGTCTTCTGGGCGGCGCGAGTGAAATGGCTGGTGGGTACGCGACTAAGTCAAATGGTGGTGATGCGTCAAAACTAACTGGCTTGGCGGCTCTCGGCGCATTCGGATCAGATGAGCGCATCAAGAAGAACATTAAAGATGGGGATGATAAGCTCGACAAATTTTTGTCAGCGATCGGTTCAAAATCATACGAATACAAAGACCCTAAATTTGGTGCCGGTACATACGTTTCACCGATGGCCCAAGAACTCGAAAAGACCGAGCTTGGTAAGCATATGGTTACAGACACTCCTGAAGGTAAGATGGTCAGTTATGGACGCATCGTCGGGACAGTCTTGTCCGCTCAGGCTATGCTGCACCGCCGCCTAAAAGAGCTTGAAGGAAAGGCCTCGTAATGCCCATCAAGTTCATCGGTGAAGACGACAATACGTTTACGATTGATTCTGGTGCAGGCCCGCAGCAGGTTGCTAAAACGCCGGATATGATGGCCCCTGGTGGTATCTATGAGCAGGCGAAATCTCTGGGGGCACAGCCTCAAGATCAAGCTGCACCGGCACCCGGATTTGCTGCACCGCCACCTCCTCAAGCACCCGTTCAACTAGCCCAAGATTGGACTGGATCCACCGGTACTATGCAGCCACAATTTGTGGGCCCGCCTGCGTCAGCTGCACCGACACCGGATCCTACACCCGCCGCTATGCCCCAGATGCAGCAGCAACCCACCTTGCCAATGACTGTGCCTATTACACAGACGACCACGGAAACCAAAGGTGCTGTTTATGATCCTACTCGCATGGCTGCTCTACAGGGCGACTATAATCAAGTAGGTCAAGCCGAAATCGATAAGGGCAATATCAATGCGGCTGCGGCGGACCAGCAAGCTAAGTTGATAGACCAGAAAACCAAGGTTCACCAAGACCAGCAGACAGACGCTCAACAGCAAGTTCAGAATATCGCTAAAATCCGCGAATCATTCATGCAGACGATGCCGGGTCTGATCCAAGACTATGTCAATGCCGGTGTGAAGCCGAAGCCGATCTTTGAAGATGGCAAGACTGGCCAAAATATCGCCGCGGGTATTGCAATCATGTTCGGTGCTCTTGGGCAGGCGATGACCCATGGTAAGGAAAACCCCGGCCTTAAAGTTATTACTGACTCTATCGACCGTGACCTTAAAGCCCAACAGGTGAATCTAGAAAAGAAGGGCCAAGCAATCAATATGCTGGGTGTCTTTTACAAGAATGCTCAACAATTGGGCATGGACGAATATCAGGCTAAGTCTGTGGCCAAGGGAATGGCTTTGTCACAGGTTGCCGATCAGATTGAGGCTTTATCGGCCCGCACCAACTCATCTCTCGCAAAACAGAATGGTCAAGAACAGGCTCTTAGGCTCCGAGCAGAAGCTGACAAGCTAATGATGGACGCTACCAAGAAAGAAAGCACCACCCGGTCGCAGACTGTACAGACGCCTATCTCCAAGCTCTTGCCGCAGCAGAAACTGGTACCAGAGATTCAACAAAAACTTATTAGTATGGAAAATGATGATAGAAACTTCAAAGAAATTAATGACATGTATGAGTTGGCAACTGCTAAGAGCTTGACTGGACCTTTGCAAGGCCGTTTACAGAAGTTTTTGAATGATCATCCCGGTCTTGCAGGCGCCGACTCTGCTAAACTGCAACAGGCTGTGCAAAATGAAATGATGCAAAAAGCGCATCAGATGTTCGGTGCTCGTATTACAGAGCCTGAAGTTCAACAGCTTATTAAGTTGATACCTGATATCCGTGACAAGCCCGAAGTATTTAGAGAAAAGTTGAACTTCCTGTGGCGTAAGAATGCAGAAGAATATAACGGCACCTTAAAACATTTCCCCTATCAGCACGATTTTACACCCACGACTTTGATCTATAACCGTTTGAACCCCTCCGATACGACCTTCCAATCCAATAAGTGACAAATGGCCGATCAGCCTACACAGCAGCCTCAGGTTAATCCTGATGCCTTTTCCGCTCGGATGTTCGACCACGACGCCGGGAAATGGATAGACGTACCCGCCGACAAAGTCCAGCAAGCGGTTCTGTCGGGAAAGATGACGTTTGCTTCGGGGATAAAAATTCCCGTTGTGGCACCGAACGGTGAAGTCGGTACCGTTGACTCTGACCATGCGTATGACGAGTTTGCTAAAAATGGGATGCAGTGGCTCACACCGCACGCCCAACAAGCCTTTGAGCAGCGCCAACAAGAACGTATCCAGCAAGAGAACTTCGGCGACCAACCTTTGACAGCTGCCTTGGCCGGTGTCGCTCGCATGGGCACACTTGGTCTGTCGGATGTTGCTCTGGATAAGGCAGGCCTAGGGGACGTTACCCAACAAGTAGAACAACGGAACCCCGTCGCATCATTCGGCGGCGAGGCTGTTGGTACACTCCTACCCGGTGCTCTAGGAACGGTGGCCGCAAAAGGTGCAGGAGCCCTAGCAGCTGGGGGTGTAGAAGCTGCTGAAGGAGCGGGCCTGCTTGGTGGCGCTGCTGCAACGATCGCCAAGCCTGCTGCACAGTTCGCTGCCGAGGGGGCTACATACGGCCTCGGATCTGGCATTTCCGAACAAGCTCTAGGACATCCTGATGATGTTTTAGACAACCTTATAAGTCATGTCGGAGCAGGTGCTCTTTTCGGCGGTGCTACAGGTGGTATTTTCGGCTCTGCGGAGGTGGCCAGACCCTATTTCGACACCCTCGTAGAAAAGGCCGTTGGGCAAGGTAAGACCGTCGTCGACAAGTTGGCTACAAAGGTTGCTACCAAAGGGATTGTAGCGGCCCTTACTAAATCCGGCCAAGAAGACCTCGCCAAGATGGCCCCGGAGCTCGCCAATGACCCAGCCTTCATGCGCCTATATCAGGAACAAGGACCGTCCGCGATTAAGAAAGTCGTGGAAGAGAATCGGCAGGCCATCAAGGAAGCTAAAGATCTTCTTGGTGGTTTGCGGTCCGATCTGAAGAGCGAACTGAAGAATGCAGCTGACGGCGTCAAGCAAACGGTTACGGACGCCGTTGAACAAGCTGGCGGCGATATCTTCAAGGCAACGCAAGATGCCTATGCAACATACAGGTCTGCGCAAGAGACGTTTGATTCGCTGATCTCCGGAATGCAAGAACCGGTTTCATACGATACGTCGAAGCTTGCTGACCGGATGGAACAGCTGACGACCGACTTACAGGAATCGTCAAACCCTGTTGCTAAGAACCTAGGCCATAAGCTTGAAGCCCAACTGAGGTCCGTTGATCTGGGAGTCCAAGGAGGTGAGGCGGGTTTCTTCTACGGCCTTAGGCAGATGCTTAAAAATACGAACGTAGAAGATCTTGCAGCCGGTGAACGTAAAGCTATTCAAGGCATTATCGACGAGGCTGACCAGTCTCTTCTTACGCACCCCAACGTGGCTATCTCTAAAGGTTACGAGGCCGTTAAAGCATCCGAGCAGGCCCTAGAACACTTACAGGCCGTCGGTGACAGGACCATCTTCAGGATCACGAAAACGCCTCTTCCGGGGGAGCAGCTTGCCAAGGGGTATACTGGAGCATCTCGCGTTCTAGATGAAGCGAAAATGGCCCGTACGCTGACTAATCCTAAGACCAGGGAACTTGCTGATGCGGTCTTCCAAAATCTAGATCAGTTCGCGCCTGAGCTTAAGGCCTATGGCCAAGGCTTGAAGACGATCGGCGACCGAATCGCAGTACAAAACCAAGTTGAACAGAAGCTCTCTCAGATCCTTCCTAAAGCACGTGTCGATGGTGCCGACGTTATGGATCTCCTCAAGCTTCTAGGTGATCCCAAGGACCTCGCGGCGAAGCTGGACAAGATCGTTGACCTGCAGCGTGGCTTACAAGCTGGAACGAGTCCTATGGAACGCGTTTTAGCAGCTAAGCAGGCTTTAGGGCAGCCCATTTCCAACGACCTCAAAACTATTGCCTCCATGGAGCAGAAATTCGACCTGTTCCATCGGATGAAAGACACAGAAGCGCCGGGTTTTGACCTTCTTAAGGGTATTGTAGGCGGCTCTTTAACTCATGCTGCAAAAGGTCTTGTTTTTGGTCTTAAAAAATCTAATGTCGGCGAGTACTTTAACGTTTTATCATCCGTTCAAAAGGCGTCTCAACGTGGCGCTGATCTTTTAAATAAAGCTATTAAAGGTACGGCTAAAGCTCTCACCGGTACGGCCGGTCAAGCGGCCGGTAAAGCTTATGCATATGCATCCACAGAAGGACCATCGATTAAAGAACAGCGTAAGACGTATCAGCAAGCAAAACAGCAGCTTATGGCTTATAGGCCCCCTGAACAGCACCCTTTATCTGGTTACGCTCCGCAAGTTACGCAAGCCGCACAGTTACGCCAACAGCAAATCATTCAATTCCTTCAATCGAAACTTCCTCAGGATCCGTTTCAGGACAACAGCCTTTCGCTTAATAAAACCGGGTACATGCCGTCTGATCACGAATTGGCATCTTTCTCTAGGTATGTTCGTGCTGCGAATAACCCGATGCAAGTCATTGAACATATTAGACTAAATAAAGCCACGCCGGAAGAAGTAGAGACACTTAAAACTCTTAACCCGGCTATTTATCAAAAATTGCAAAACGCCGTATTGGACAGTATAATCCAGAAGGAAGCTGATTTGTCATATAAGCAAAAAATTCAGCTTTCAACTCTATTTGATATTCCTACCGATTATTCTCTCCGTCCGGACGTTATAGCCCGTCTTCAACAAACCCTTAATAAAGATCAAGGTGGTAGGCCGGAAGGGTCCGGTCCTGCTGGAAAGATCCAGATCGATCTCAAGCCTCAAGAAACTGTAGCAACCGAGGCTCAACAGGTGACGTATAAATGAGAGTAGCAAACAGAACGGATACCATTAGCACTCTGGGTGCGGATGTAACCTCTGCAGCGTTTAGCCTTGAGCACATGACCGGCTATTCGTTGATTTTGACGGCTACGGAAACGTCGGCTACCTTGGCCGGCACCGTTAAGCTCCAGATGTCCAATAATGCCTTTAAAGAAGACAGCGGTGCTGAAGACCCGTCTGCAACGTGGGTCGATATCACCGGTGCAACGGACGACATCTCTGGGACGTCAGAAGTAGCGTTCAATGTGGACGGATCCCACTACAGGGCCGTGCGGTACGTCTATACGTCATCTTCAGGTAACGGTACGGCTCAAGCTTTCTGGCATGCAACGGGCCCTCAGTCGTAAGGCTTTCAGATGCACATTGACATCAACCATAAAGCCCCGAAGCCCGACAAGCGTGTAGACGACCTTGTTAAAGAGAAGGCTAAGCTTTGGTCTGAATTGCAGCGCCAATCGTTGACCTGGAATGAACTAGATCAGCGTCACACGGACCTGCAATCAGAAATTCAAAGGCAAGCGGCGTTGTATGAAGACCTTAGGCGTCGCCAACAACAACAATGTGAGGACTTGTATCGTCGCCAACAGCAAAAACTTGCTGAACCTGTCGACCTCCGGCCTGTTACAGATCAGATCCAGGCCCTTTGGAATATTGTCGAAGAGTTACAAGAAAAAATGAATACGCGTGAAAAACAACAGGCAGACGAGACCCTAAAGAGCTATTGGCAGGAAAAACACCCAGACTGCTTCGTTGAACACGACGACGGCCGCAAGATCCTTTCACGTGATCTGGTCGAATGGAAACATGATCTTCTGTTACAAGAACTGTTCTCGCGTAAAACAGAACAACCTAAAAAGACCGCAATGTGGCCTTTATGGGTATGCATCGGTCTATTGTTTGTAATGGAAATGATACATGTCTTCTAAACAATTACATCTTTCGCCACAGCTTCCTGTATCACTTGGCCAAAAAACGTCCGCTGCATCGACATCTGTTGTTTTAGCATCTGATTATTCTCTTGCAGTAACGTCATCGGACGATCATGGTTCAGGTGCATCAGGCGCTAATACTCTCCGTGTTGTAACGTCCACTGATTCTAAGATCCGCCTACAAGATGGCGCTGGCAACGATCTTAACAGCACGTCTAATGCCTTAAATGTTTCTGTACAGAACACAACTCTAGCAGTTACTCAATCCGGTACGTGGTCAGTCCGTCTCCAAGACGGCTCTGGTAATAGCCTTACAAGCACCACGTCTGCTTTAGATGTTAACGTTAAAAATACCACCCTAGCTGTCACTCAATCCGGAACGTGGAATCTTGTAGACATCTCCGGAACGATTAGCCTCCCAACAGGCGCTGCCACATCAGCAAAACAGCCTGCTCTAGGGGTCGCCGGTACTGCATCTGCAGATGTGTTGACTGTCCAAGGCATCGCGTCAATGACCCCTTTAAAGGTCGATGGGTCCAGTACGACACAGCCTATTTCTGGCACTGTTACCGCTAATCAAGGCGGTACATGGAATATCACTAACATTAGTGGAACCGTATCGCTACCTACTGGCGCAGCAACTGCGGCGAAACAAGATACCGGCAATACCAGCCTAGCGTCTATTGTAACGGCTCTTGCCGGTACGTTGGCTGTTTCAGCTGCATCGTTGCCTTTACCTACCGGTGCCTCTACAGCTGCCAATCAAACAACCGGTAATACGTCCCTTGCATCGATCGACGCTAAAACGCCCTCTTTAGGTCAAGCAACAGCGGCTGCTAGCGTTCCGGTTGTGATTGCCACTAACCAAACCAATTTCCCTATCACACTTTTGGATGGCTCCGGCAATTCTGTAGCATCGTTGTCCGGTGCCTTGTATACGCGTGGCTATGGTCGCACCAAAGTGCTTTTGTACCGTAACGATAACGCATCATCGGCTATTTCCACGTCAGCATATACGCAGATCGTCGCATCAACTGCTGATGATATCAATGTCCTGTATATCAGTGATACGTCCGGCTCATCGTTTAAAATTGCTACGGGTGGCGCTGGCGTAGAAACCGACATTCTTTATGTTCCGCCGGGTGGTATTGATCCGCCATACGAAATCCATATTCCTGCCTCAACTCGCGTTTCTGTGAAAGCCTTAGACACCAATATGTCCGCGGGCCAACTTATCATCACTGGTCTGAATTAAGACTACTTGATCCTACCTGGATTACTGACACATGGGCAAACCTCTAATTTTTAATGGCACGAATGCCAAGCTTATTACATCTGGTGATCTTCTTGATAAGCAAGGTGTACCATATCCGAGAACAGGTAAAAAAACTTATTTAAAGGCGTCCTCAAATACGTCTGTTGGTTGGTCGACATCTGGTACAATAACTTTAACAACAGATACATCGTCTTCGTTACCTAGGTTTAATACCACTGGTTCAGGTCTAAAGCTCGTATCTGCAGCCAATGGAGCCTACGCATACACGCGCTTCACCCTCGATGCTGCAGACCTTACCCGTAAGCTGGGTGTTGTGCTCGCACAAGCCACGTCTACAGCTAACTGGCGCGTTGAGGTGTGGCAGAACTCTGCAAGCGATTACACTGGCACTTACACCGAACTGAACCTGTCGACTGACTCGTCGGGTGATTCCTACCTGCCCGCCCTCACAGGCACGTACGAGACGACATTTGACGGCAACGGCGTCAGTTATCTCGAGTTGCGCCTGGTCCACAACGGCACTGGGTCAGACACCTTGTACGTGTCGGACATCGTGGTCGGGCCTGGGGATGTGGTTCAGGGGGCGGCTGTTGGGGCGTGGGAGACCGTCCCCCAATATACAATGTTCACGAACGCTGCAATTGCGTCTCCTACGACAAACTCGCTAAAGAGACGTCGTGTAGGAGATTCGGTGCAATTTAGAGGTGTTTGGGGTGGCGGTACAGCTACCACCAGCACATCGAATGCCGTTACCTTCAACATGCCGAGCGGCATGACGATCGACTCAACTAAGATCGCTAGTACCAGCGAACGTGACGTTGTAGGTACGGCTTGGTGGCAATCAGCAACACCTTCATTTACCGTTCTGAAACCTGAATACGTTTCGTCGACGACGATGATTTTCCGCAAGCAGGGCGCGTCGTCGCTGCTCGAAAGTGATTTGTCGACCGGTGCTGAATTTTTCTTCGACTTCACTCTTCCCATCGCCGAATGGGCCGGCTCGGGCGCGGTCAACCTTGCCTATGGGGATACCAGCCAGTCGCAGCCGTTCAGCTTCACATTCGATTCTTGGCATCCGTCTAGTGCGTCTGGAACCGTCCAAACATCTCCCTCTACGGGCGTTGTTGATATATCCAATACAGCGATCTCCTCGTCGGTTTCAAGCGGCACACTGACGCTTACCTTCAACAAGGCAGGCTATTACAAAATCGGGGTGAGTGTCGGCCACCAGCATGGTGAGGCATATACAACCGCTGATTTCCGTATGACGTTTGGTGGAACAGCCACTCGCATTGGCCTACCGCTTAGCACAGTGACTTGGGCTACCGGCATCGACGCTGGTGACACAGACTTATATGAAACTCATGACTTCATCGTTAACGCCACCGTCGGGCAAACGCTCACTATCCTCGGAAAATTCGAATCTGGCGGTATAACGTCGACTAATTCGCATACCGCTTTTACGACTGTGACTGCCACGCCACAACCCGTTGCAGGCCAGGCCGTCGGTTTCGCCGAAGTTGTCCCCGGTAAGTCAGCAGGTCTGGTGTCAGCTAGCGGGCTGAAGGGCAGGACTGACGGGCAGGCTGTTGCGGCGGGGTATGTTGGCGAACGTCTTTCGACATCTCTAACGCCCGTTACGCTTAGCGGCACCACATATGGTTCAACTTTAGGAACGCTTTCGCTTACAGCCGGTATTTGGCTAATTTTCGTGAAGACGGATTACACGAAGAATACTGCAAACAGTGGCTATGGTGTAGTGCGCGTTCAAAATACCACCGATAGTACGACCGTGATTGGAGCTAGCACAGTCTGCGCTTCGGCTTCTGTCCAATCTGAAGGCCTTGTGACTCTGACAGGCTATGTCAATATTTCCAGCACAAAGTCGATTGCTGTCCAAGCTTATGACCCGAATAATTCCGGATCGATTGGAATGGCAATCAACTCAGGTGGCCAATTCACGG